AAATAACTGCTATTATTCACAGTCATCCAGTTTCTACCCCAGAACCTAGTCAGGCAGATAAGGTAAGTTGTGAACAAAGTAAATTACCTTGGCATATTGTCAATCCAAAAACAGAAGAATGGGCTTATGTAGAGCCAACAGGATATGAAGCACCTTTGTTAGGTAGACCATGGGTATGGGGTGTTACTGATTGTTGGAGTTTAGTTGTTGATTACTACAAAAAAGAAAAAGGAATTATTTTAAAAGATTATGAAAGAACAATGACAGCAGATGAGTTTTTGTTCGATCCATTATTTGAAAGCTACGCATGGCGAACAGGTTTTAGAGAATTAAGACCAGATGAAAAATTAAAAGAAGGAGATGTACTGTTGATGTCTATTATGTATCCAACTTTAAATCATGTGGCGATTTTCTTAGGAGATATGGTTTTACATCATTTAGCAGATAGACTATCTTGTAGAGAGCCTTACTCTGAATGGTTGTTAAAATGTACTGGTAAGAGGTATCGCTATGCTCAAGAAAGTTAAACTATATGGTGAACTAGCTGACTTTGTAGGTCATAAAGAATTTGATGCCGTTATAAACTCTACTGCCGATGCTGTTAAATTTTTAGTGACCAACTTTCCACAGCTAGAAGGCCATATGAATGATAGATATTACAAGGTTATTGTTAATGATTACGATATTGGAGAAGATGAATTACATCATCCCATTGGAAGTGAAGGTGTAAGTATCGTACCTGTGATTAGTGGTTCTGGAGGTAATTTTGGAAAAATATTTTTAGGAGCATTATTGATTGGTGGAGCGTTTATGTTTGGAGGGCTAACCTTTGCAGGTGGTTTTGGTAAATCACTTGCAGCAGCAAATGGTCTTACTAAAGCTGCATTTGGTATAGGTTCTGCGTTGGTCTTAAGCGGTGTATCCGATATGCTGTTTCCAATGCCTCAATTTAAAGAATTTAGTAACGAAGAAGATCCTCGCATTTCATTTAGTTTTTCTGGAGTGCAAAATACAGATAGGGCTGGAACTAGCATACCCCTATGTTATGGAGAAATAGTAACTGGATCTGTGGTTATATCAGCAGGTATTGATACACAGCAAATTGTTGCAGGAGAAGCATAATGCCTAAAATCATAAGAGGTTCAAAAGGCCGTCAAGCACCAAGAGAACCAGTAAGGGCCGAAGATACTCTTAATAGTAAAGAGTTTGCAACGATCCAAGATTTATTATCTGAAGGTGAAATCGAAGGTTTTGCAACACCGTCAAAGAAAGGAATTGCTCGTAATAATGCAAATTATAATAATGCTTGTTTAGCTGATATTTTTTTAGATAACACTGCTGTTTTAAATATTAGTCCAGATGATCCAAATTTTACAACTAAACTTAGTAGTTTAACTGATTCAGATTTTAGTTTTGAGGATGTTACTTTTATTCCCAAGTTTGGAGAAGGTAATCAAAAACCTGTAGCTAATTTAGAAAATGCAAACTTATCAAAAACATCAAATACTGTATTAACAAACTCTGCTGTTGTTACCACTTCATCATTTGTTGATAGTCCTAATCTTTCTTTAGGACAACATGCAGCCGAAGTAACTATACAATTTTTAGCATTACAAAAATTTGAAACTAATGGAGATATTTTAGGAACAGAAGTTAATTACCAAATCCAATTACAAACAAATAATGGAAGTTTTACCACAATAGTAGATGAAACAATTACTGGTAGAAGTAAAGATTCATATTCAAGAGAACATACAATTAATCTACCTAATGATACTTTTGGAAATGCTAACTATACACAAGCAAAAATAAGAGTAAAAAGAGTTACTGCTGACAGTAATCAGGATGAAATACAAGATACATTTGGTGTTTCTAGGATAGAAGAAGTTGTTTATACTCCGCAATCCTATCCTGATTGTGCATATTCAACTTTAAGATTAAGTGCGGAGCAGTTTAGTTCTGTACCACAAAGAGCATTTCGTATTCGTGGCATAAAAGTTAAGATTCCAGGTGCAGGTGCAAACAACTCTGGAACTCCTACTGTTGATATAAATACAGGAAGAATACAATATCCTACTGGCTACATATTTAATGGAACGATGGGAGCAGCCCAATGGTGTACTTGCCCTTCGATGATATTACTAGATGTTTTAACAAATCAAAGATATGGGCTAGGTGTTCACATATCACCAGATCAATCTACTGATACAAAAAGGTATGAAAGTATTGATTTATTTAGTTATGTACAAGCATCAAGATATGCAAATGAACAGGTTACATTAGACGATGGAACAAAAGAAGCTAGGTTTGCTTGCAACGTTTCAATTCAAGGAACGGCAGAGGCTTATCAATTGATAAATGAATTAGCTGGTGTGATGAGAGCTTTTCCTATTTGGCAAACAGGTTCGATAACACTTACTCAAGATAGACCTACTGACAGCAGTTATTTGTTTAGTCTTGCAAATGTTACTGAAGCTGGTTTTTCATATTCTGGTAGCAGTTTAAAACAAAGACATTCTGTTATTTCTGTAAAGTATTTCAACATGGATAGCAGAGAGATAGATTATGAAGTTTTTGAAGATACTGCTGCTATAGCAAAACTTGGAATAATTAAAAAGACAGTGCAAGCATTTGGCTGTACATCAAGAACACAAGCGATCAGATTGGCAAAAGCAATTCTCTTCAGTGAACAAAACGAATCAGAAACAGTTAGTTTTTCAACTTCTATAGATGCTGGAGCGATAGTTAGACCAGGAAGTGTAATTTCTATTAACGATCCAGTGCGTAGTGTTCAAAGAAGATCTGGGCGAGTTAAGTCTGCTACTACTGAAGAAATAACTGTTGATAGCGATAAAGATTTATCAACTTTTGTAGGAGGAAATCAAACATTAAGCATAATGCTTCCAGATGGAAAAGTGGAAACAAAAAATGTTACTGCTGTAAATAACAATGTAATTTCATTGGGTTCTCCTTTATCACAAACTCCAAGTGCTAATTCAATATGGATGTTATCCAGTACAGGCACTGGAGGAGTAGAACCCCAGACGTTTAGAGTTATTACAGTAGAAGAACAAGACGGTGTTAATTATGCAATTACAGCTTTAACTTACATTCCTGGTAAATATGCAAACATTGAAGAAGGTGTACCTTTACCTGTAAGAAATTTATCTTTATTAAATCAACCCAAAGACCCTCCATCAGGTTTAGTTGCAGAAGAAAAGATTATTGTAAAAAACAAACTTGCTATAGTAAAAATAATATTATCTTGGGTATCAGTAACAGGTGTTAGTCAATATCAAGTTCAGTACAGATTTAATAATACTAACTGGGTAATTCAAGACGTATTTAGACCTGATTTTGAAATAGAAGGCACTGAAGCTGGAACGTATGAATTTAGGGTGTTTTCATATAATGCTGGATTAAAAATATCAGAAACATCAACTGATTTAACATTTAATGCTGTTGGTAAAAATACACCTCCTGGAGATGTACAAAATTTACAAATGGAGCCTGTAGATAGCAAAAATGTACGATTAAAATGGGATCAGTCTGTTGATCCAGATGTTTTACATGGTGGCAGGGTATATGTAAGACATAGTTCTTTAACTGATGGTACAGGTACATTTAATAATGCCATTGACCTTGTAAATGCTTTGTCTGGAAACAGTACAGAACAAATTGTACCAGCATTGGAAGGCGAGTATATTCTTCGTTTTCAAGATGACCAAGGTAATTTTAGCACTGGATCGGCAAGTGTTCTTGTAGATTTGCCAGATATTTTAGATCAACAAATAATTACAGGAGGTAATATTACAAGGCAAGATTTATTATCACCTGCTTATGGTGGACAAAAAATAGATACGATCATGGTTAATAATGCTTTGAGGATAGTACAAAGTACAGGTACAACAACTGGTTTCTATGATTTTAAAGATTTGATTGATTTAGAACAAGTCTATGCTTTAGATATAAAAAGATTTATTAGATCAGTAGGTTTTCAAGTACAACAACTTTTAAAAAGTACTCTTGGTGGCGGTATTAAAGCTAATAATACAAATAGCACTCAATTTATCCAAGGAGTACAAATACCAGCAAAAACTATTAGGGTAACAAGTAATACTGGTACTGTTCATGATCTTGCCGTAGGGGATCCAGTACAGCTTATCGGTCAAGGTAGTTTTAATGTTGTAAATGGAACTTATACTGTTTCAACCGTAGGAAGTACAACCCAATTTGATTTAGCAATAACAGCAGCAAATAATTTAGTATTTAATACTTTTACAACATCTGGTTCATATAGAAAACTTACTCTTTTAGATCAGCTTATACCATTAGGGTCTTTCTGGGATGACTATGCAACTGATGGTAACTTCGATGGAGTTTCAGCAGATTCAGTTAATTGTCAAATGTTTGTAGCATCAACAAATGTTGATCCTGCCTCTACCATTTTAGGTTTTACAAATGGAACAAGTTTTACTTATGTACAAGATGATGGCAGTGAAGACGGTACTACTAATGGAACGGTAATGACTTGTACCTTAACAAATCATGGACTTAAAGTTGGCGATAATATAAAAATAATATTTATACAAGATAATTTTGATACTTTTTACACTGTACAAACAGTTCCAAATGCAAATAAATTTATTTTAACTTCTTTTATAAATCAAGCTGTAAGTAGTGGTAGTGGTAATTTTCTCAAATTTACTAAGTTTGCTGATTTAACAAACGGTACTTTTAAAGGAAGAGCTTTTGCTTTCCAGTTAAAACTAACAACTGGTAAACCACTGGTTGAGAATATAGATGTACAACAAGCAGGTATTACAGCTTTATTTCCTGCAAGAACTGAAAACTCTTACTTAACAGGCAATTCTAATAACCCAGTATCAATGGCTGCTCAACAGTCAAGTGCATCTGGTCAAATGACTGTTACTTTTGCAAATAGATTTTTTACAGGCACATCAACTCTAGGTGGTCTTAACGTTTTTAAACCAAATATAGGCGTTACTGTTCAAGATTTAAATTCTGGTGAATATGTAAGAATATTAAATGTAACTGGCACTTCTTTTGATATTGTTATTAGAAATAGTAGCAATAATGCAGTTGCTAGAACTTTTACATTTACGGCTGTCGGTTATGGTAAAGGGGTGTAATATGGAGGAAAAGATTTTTTAAATGTCTCAAGTATCAGATTACGATATAGCTAATGCCTCTGGTGCCCAGGTCCGTGCAGATATTAATTTAGTACTTGATGCGGTAAAAACTTTAAATAGTGGTAGTTCCGATCCTACTGGTGCTGTTGCTTTTATGTTATATGGCGACACTTCAGATAATACTTTGAAGATAAGGAACTCTGCAAACTCTTCTTTTACAGAAATAGGAAATATAAATCAAGCAAACTTAGGTTTACTTCCAAAAGACGGTGCAACTGCTATGTCAGGCGGTTTACAATTGACTAATGGTGCTGAAAATAATTTAGCTTTAAAATTTTCTGGTGATACAGATACAGGATTATTCAGGCAAGGCAGTAATGCTTTAGGAATAGTAGCTGGTGGCACTGAAAGAGTTAGGGTTGACGGTGGTGGTTTAAAAGTAAGAGCAGGTTATTCAATACAGCTATGGAATAATCTAAATAGCAATAGAATTTCTTTTGAATATAGCGGATCAAGTAATATAAATTTTACATTACCTACAGCAGATGGAGCTAATGGGAGTGTTTTACAGACAAATGGCTCTGGAGCGTTATCTTTTGTAGCAATACAAGGTGTTCCTGTTGGATCTATATTTTGTAGAGCATTTTCAGTTGTACCAGCAGGTTATTTAGAATGTAATGGTGCAGCAGTGAGTAGAACAACATACTCTGCTTTATTTGCTCTTATTGGAGAGTACTACGGTGCTGGTAATGGTTCAACAACTTTTAATTTACCTGATTTGCGTGGTGAATTTATCAGAGGATTTGATAACGGAAGAGGAGTAGATAGTGGAAGAAGTCTAGGTACCTTGCAAACAGCAGATAACAACAGCCATAGTCATGGTTATACAAATACTGGTATTACAGTTAGCGGAGCTAATCATGCTCACAATATAAGAAAAATAAATTTAGGACAAAACAATCAAAGCACTGTCGGTAGAGTAGCAGTTACACTTGGTAGTGGACAACCTTATCAAATTGGTTATGATGCTTCTGATAATTTAGTAAGTAATGTTGTCAAGAGTAGTGGAAATCTATCAATGTCAGGTAATGTAGGTATAACAATTTCATCTGCTGGTAGTGAAGCTAGACCACGTAATATAGCATTAATGTATATTATTAAAACTTAGTTATGGCAATCGAACCTGGTATATACAACTTTACGCTCCAAAGGCGGTCAGATCATACAATTCCTCTTATTTTTAAGGATTCTAATAACAATGCAATA